GTAGAGTTAATCAATATCTAAAAAAGGGTAATCAAGATAAAACAATTGATTTTCTTGGTTGTTCTATCAAAGAATGGGTCGTATATTTAGAGCAACAATGGGATGGTAATATGACATGGGAAAACCATGGTACCTATTGGGAAATAGATCATATTCATCCATTAAGTAAAGGTGGTAGTTTTCATTATAAGAATACTCAGCCAATGGAAGTTGTAGAGAATAGGAAAAAAAGTAATAAGGTTATATAATGAGTAAGAAAGATAAAAAAGTATACGAAATTGATGGTAAAAAATTAACTATCCAAGAGCTATTTTGGAATTATGAAAAATATCAAGATAAAGTACGAAGTGGTGATGTGATACGTTTAGATGAGAAAACACCACCTAAAGATAAAGAATGGGAAAAATTTTATAATGGTCATCTTGAAGAATTTAAAAAAAATAATTTTATATAATGTATAAAAAGTGTTATCAAGGTAAAAAATTAGGAGATAATTATTTTGAAATGCATCTATGGGAAGAAGATGGTGGTCATCAAATAGTCCCCTATAGAAATGTAGTATATCAGGAGTGTACTGAAGAAGAACATACACATAAGGGGTTAAATGGTGAATTCCTAAAACCTATATCTAAATGGTTTTATTCTAAAAATCCTGATTATAGTGCTAAAAACACCCCTAATTTACATTTCCATGATATGAAACCACATCAAAAGTTCCTAGTTGAAAAATATGGAACTAATGATGTTCCTTCTAAGGGACATAGGGAAGTATTTTTTGATATTGAATGTGAAATAGGAGGTGCATTAACTGAAGAATATATCGAAGATGCTCCCATGCCTATTACTTCTATTGCTTGGTGGGATAAACAAAAAGATTATTGGTCTATACTTATTTTAGATAAAAAAAGTCAATTAGCACATACTAAAACAGGAAAAAATAAAAATAAAGAAATTATTCCATGTGCTACAGAAAACGAATTATTAGCTAAATTTGTTGAAGCAATAAGATAAATGGATCCAGATATATTAGTAGGTTATAACTCAGATTATTTTGATATACCCTACTTATACTACAGAATGTGTAGAACAATAGGTAAAGATTGGGCTGATCATTTATCCCCTATTGGTAAAGTAGTTTCTAAGAAAAATAATAAATATTTCTTTAAACAAAATCAATATGTGGATATTGTAGGTATCGAATCTTTAGATTATATTCGTTTACATAAAAAATATAGTTGGAAAGATGAACCAAGTTGGAAATTAGATGCAATTGGAGCCAAGTATGTAGGTATGAATAAAGTTGAATATGAAGGGAACCTAGATCAATTATTTGAAACAGATATCCATAAATTTATTCAGTATAACTTTGTTGATGTTGAAATATTACAAAAACTAGATGAAAAACTACAATATTTAGCTTTAACTAAAAATTTATCTCATAAGGGAAAACACAATTATAGTGAAGTGTATGCTAATAGTATTTCACAAGATGGTGCTATTTCAGCTTATCTATTATCCCAAGACATAGTACCACCACCAAAAGAACCATTCCCTCAAAAGAAAGATAGTTACGCAGGAGGATATCTTTTCTGTCCTAAAGCAGGGTTGTATAAATATATGTTTGATGAAGATTTAACATCACTGTATCCATCGATAATAATGTCTATAAACATAGGTAAGGAAACATTTGTGGGGCGTATTGTAGATGCTAATGAACGTAATAATAGATTGGGTCTTAACGATCTAAAAGAACGTGACCCTGAAGAAGAATTATTAGTTGAGAATAAAAAACGACAACAAACTAATGTAAAGGTTGGTAGATTAATATCCATGATTGAAGAAAGTAAATTGGCAGTAGCAGCTAATGGTTCAATGTTTAGAACAGATAAGGAATCAGTTTTATCTACTATCCTAAAGAAATGGTTTGAAGAAAGAGTTGTTTATAAAAACCGTATGAAAAAGGCTTATAAAGCAGGAGATAAGGAATTAGGTGAATATAATCATTTAATGCAATATACAATGAAAATTTTATTAAATTCACTTTATGGTGCGACAGCTTTACCAAGCTTCCGCTTTGGAATGAATTTCCAAACATTAAGTGAAGCTATAACCTTAAGTGGACACCGAATAATCCAAGAATCAGCTCTGTGTGCAAATCGTCATATGAATAACATTATGAAAAATGAGGATGCTATGAAAAAATTTAAAGAATCTCTCGACTTGTAATATCCTTTTACATATGTATAAACGTACCATAACGAAACGACTATGAAAACATTTATATATTGTATTGAGAGAATAAAAACAGGTAAAAAATATATTGGACAACATCGAGGAGATATTGAAGATAATTATTGGGGTAGTGGTAGAGCTATAAAAGCCTCTATTCGTAAACACGGTGTAGATTCGTTTAAGAAATATGTACTCGAATACTGTACTGAAGATGAAGTAGACGCGCTAGAAACACGTTATATTACTGAATATAACACTTTTTTAGGAGAGGGTTATAATATGGATAATGGAGGTAAATGTAATAGTGGATATTGGGCTACTAGAACAGATGAACAAAAAGCAACTAGACATAAACAACGTTTAGCTAACAGACCTAGCAACTTTAAAGAGATAATGTATGAAGTCCACAAAACACGAGATAATAAGGCTATTGGGGATAAATTAAGAGGAATAAAACGTAGCCAAGAAACTAAAGATAAAATATCAAAAGGGATGAAAGGAATAAAACGTAG